TAGCGCCAACAGCGCGACCAATGCCAGCCTGTTTGCCCGCAATCTCTCGGCCCGCTTGTGTGGCCGCAAAAGCTTTGGCTGATTGTTGCTTGGCTAACTTCTGTGCGTTAGGTTTAATGACGGTAGACAAGGCTGTGTTGGCAATCTTTTTAAGACCCCCTTTAGCTATCGCTCCACCAACAAGGCCCGCGCCGCCGCCTCCGATTAGGCTGGGGACAACATTACCTACAATAAAAGCTGAGTAATTAAGAATGTCACCAAAGCCTTCTATGTCCTCAAACCGACCTACGTCTGCTTGGTTCTGAGCAGCTTCATTCATCTGCTCTTCGTAATAGCTCATACCCTCAACAAACCACTCATCGTTTCCGAATAAGCTGCCTGCTAATGCTTTACCGCCACCACCAATGAGGCCTTGAAGTTGATCTACACCAGCACCAACGCCCTTGCTAAACTCATTAAGCATGCCTGTTTCTTGATCGTCCTCCTCAACACTTGTGTAAGACTTTCTCAGCGATGGGTGTACGTTATCTACATAAATCATTTACAGCTCCAGTCAAATATGGTTCGGCATAAGAGTTAGCTAAGAAGTAGTCTTTAATCGACTTGGCCGTAGGTGTGCCCCTGCTTCCCATAGTCCGCCATAGATGCGTTGATGCCAGTCAATTCTTTATAAAATTGGTTGTAGCGTTTAACGTCATCAATCTTTCCGTTCTCGTCCATATACATGCGTAGCTCTAGGACTTGCGCGTTAGTTAATCCAGTAGAGTTTTCGTCTTTGCGCTTCATGATCTTCTCAAGTTTTGAAACGATAGGGCTTGACCGCGTTGTAGCCACACGCGCCATAGCTCCGTCTCTATGAGATATCGGGCGAGCATCACTTTGGAGCATTTCATATTCAATAAATTCTTTTTTCAGTTTAGGGTTGGCATTAATCTCATTGTAGGTGTAGTTAGACCCCTGCTGAACTTTTACAGTCCCCCTTTCGGCCAACTGCTCGTTGAAGCCTGCCTCCGCGACTTTATAGGCCGCGTTATATTTTCCTTTATCAAAATAACCATTAGTCATAAACGCCGGAACTGATTGACGTAAAGCTTGCAAGTTGGCTGAAGCGTTTTTCTTCATGCTTTGATCAAAATGCACATGCGCAGCAAAGGCGGTTCCCATCTCATCCATTGTAAAATTAATGGCTTGGCTATCACCTTTGCCACCCTCCGTTGCGGGAGCAATGTATTCAGATTGGTAACCCGATTTAGGGTCTTCTACTGTGACCAGCATATCCCCACCGATCGATCCGTCTGGAAACATCCTGCCATCGACAATTTCTTTATTAATGACTTTCCATCCGTGTATCCGTTCAGGGGCATGGGGAAATCCTACGCCATCATCAGGTATCAATTGGCCAACACCGGCACGATGAGCAGGCAGGGCCATTGAGTTCATCCCCCCCAAAAACTTTTCCATATTAACAACCTCCCCATTGGCCATATTTTTAATTTCTTTTGCCGTACTATTAATAACGTCAGCATTTATGGGGTTAGCTGTGCGGTATAGGTCTACGGTAGTTCCTTTGACTTGAGCGGCAAGATCTAGATACCGCTCCGCACCTTCGGGGCTAAATTGCCCATCAGCGTCTAGCCAAGTCCTTGCATCAAAACTAAATAGCTCCTGCGCCGCATTACCTGCCAGCACCTGCTTGTTCGTTCTCTCTGTCTGCGCTAATTTATACTTCGCGTCTGTAAGCTGCGCTGCTCTAATAGGATCATTTGGAACGCCATCCGTGTACCCAAGTCGCTGATCATTCACTGCCGCAAGAGTTGCTGCCGCTTTAATTCGCTCTTCCCTAGCGGCTAGTTTTTCGGCATGTTGTATGCCTAGTTGTGTTAGGCGATGCTCATCGTCACGTTTGCTTTTTGCGTCCTGACTAGCCAACTGGCCCTCTCGATAGGTCGCAGTATTTTGTCGGTCAATGCCGTCAAGCCGCAGATTTTCTTTGCGAAGCCCAATCTCCTCTTCTGCAATCTCTTGTTTTGCATGACGATCTTTTATATCGTTCACTAAGCCGAAGCCGGACTGAAAGCCCTGCGCGAAACCACCTATTCTGTCTAATCGTGCCATCGTCAGTACCTAGTTAAAATAATTTATTAAGAAGAAATGCAACACCTAAACCTATAGCAATGGGTGCAGCGATTGCGCCAAGAGTGGCGGCGGTGCCTGTGCCTGAGGCTGCGGCAGTGGCGGTGGCAGCCTCGGCAGCTACAACTCCCTCGGCAGCTACAACTCCCTCGGCTACGGCTACTGTTTCCGAAGCTGCGGTTGCTACTTCTGCGGTCTCTGCTACTTTTGCCAAGTCGCTCGCGGTTTTAAGATCTTGCGCGGTTTTAAGATCTTTCGCGGCTGCAAGCTCATTGATTTTTGCAGCAGCGGCATCACCTGTGAGTTTGTCGCCTGCAACTTTTTCGCCTGCTGCATTAAGTGTCGCGTCAGGGGTAAACGAAAGACCTCCGCCTGAATTCCCAACAGTGCCTGTACCTTTCAGGGATGTGTTAAGTGCGGCATTAGCATCTTTTGCGGTCTTTGCGTTGTTTAAAACTGAATTGATTCCGAAGCTGGCACCAATGCCTGTGCTTGTGGAGAGCGTTTGTGTCTTTTGGCCCTGCTCGGCCTGATCAATAGCTAGCTGTTGCTGATTCTCAATTGACTCAGCCGTTGCAACACTGGCCATGCCTTTACCGGCTAGATTTCTAAGGCCGTAGCCCGCTGCTAGAATTGTCATTTTCCTGCTCCCTTCGCGTTTTGCGCGATACCGCTCATGCTGCCTGTGAGTAGTGCTGTTCGGCGATCAACGTCCCTCGCCTTCGTGTCATTGAGTCCACCCACTAACGAGGATATTTCTGTCTGACCAGCGCCAGTAGTATTAGATGACAACCCATAACGGCCCATAGCTCTATCTTGCTGACCCCGCACGTTTTGCCCTGCACCTGTAACTGCGGCCCGCGTTCTTGTCATGTCTCCGTCTAGTGATCTAGTGCCTGTTGCCGTAATTTCATTTGCTAAAAAGTTTTCTACGGGAGCGAATCGCGTGTTGTAGTCTTGCGTCTGCGCACGGATTAAGTCGGCATATAGTTTGTCGGCAGGATTGTCTTTGCGATTCATCCCCGTGTATCGGTTGGGGTTGATCGAAGAATAAGGATTAGAGTCCGCGCCTGAGTAGGTCGGTACGCCACGCTTCGACCCATCAGCATTAGGAAAGTAAAAGTCTTCTACTTGATTTGCTGTGTCTGGGCCAAGCATGCTTAGGTAATTGTTGTATGCTTCATACATTAGACAGTACCTGTATTTAAGCCATAACCTGCGCCCATTCCGGCGGCAGTGCCTACGACTTGTTGAATTGAGCTAGACTTAGCAAAGTCAGCTTCGGCTTGTGCGCCAGCCCGATCTAAACCGGATTGCATACGAGATATATTTCCCGCCTGCGCTTCTGTAGCCAGCCCTTGACCCATCCGAACTACGTTCCCGATGCCTTGGTATGCTTGGTCGGTGTTGTCGAGTCCAGCCCCTGCACCTGCTAATCCCATGCCTCTGGCCTGAGCTTCTTTTAATGCGCTAGATTCGGTCGTATAGGAGCCGGAAGTAGGATCAAGACCGCGATTAAATGCGCCCTGATTGAGTTGCTGGAGGCCACCCTCGTAGATTGCGGAAGCACCCTGCGTAGCCTGACCGGCGGTTGCGTTATATGCGTCCTCACCAAACCTGTTTAGGTTGTCTTGGATGTACATATTTTCAAGCGGGACAAATACATCTCCATACCGCTGCAAAGCATTCGCTGCTTGCTGGGCCAGAGCTTGTTTGCTCTCTAACTCTTCGACTCGACTATCACCACCACCACCGCACATACGCTATACCTCTTTCTTGAATATGAGACCGGCATTACTAAAGCCAAGACTCTCGATAAATTTTGGGTAACCCTCTCCAGCTTTACCAGAGGTGATTCCGATACATGATTCAGTGGCACCCTTGGCTTCTGCCCAAGCTGTAAACCCATTGATCATTTCTGTCAGATAAGGCGCGATCTTATTTCGATGCAAAGGTGTAAAAAGAACGACTAGCTCATTTGCAATTTTCTGCTCAGAGAACCAGTACTCAACAATATTGCCGATGAATAATCCGACAATCTCACCGTCCTTCTCGCACACCCGCATGTAAGTATTTGACTCTGGCTGCGATCCCGAATAGACAAGATGCAGTGACTTTTTCACTGACCATCCGCATTTAGAGAAACTACTATTCTGCTGAAACCACACGCCCAAAGCATTGATCTGATCAAAGTCTTCGAGCGAGGGAATCCTCACTAAATAAGACAAATAAACTACCTTTTTAATTTTTTGTGTGGAGGCTATATTCGCGTAGAAGCGAGTGACCTGCCGGAGGTGGGTCTGCAAGAGAGTGCAGATACCCGTATACCTATATCATACGTGAAAATCAAGCTAATTAACAAAGAATTAACGTGTTAAATATACTTAAATGCTCAACTAAATCATAATTATATCAGGGGCTTACAGGCCAGACGATATCTGCAATATCGGTGACCTCTGAGTTATTGGCCGGAACATTTCTAAGCGCCGTTCTGTACGTAACCCAAGCGGTTTTTACACCCGCATTAAATACAACATCTGCGAGTTGAGTCCAGTCCGATTGGGCTAACTTTAGGTCTCGTTCTTGACGAACATGAATCCAAAATCTTTCGGAATTAAATACCCATGCGTAGTCAATCCAATCCTGCCATTGGGTTGTCCTTGCCTCGCGAGTTTGCCACTGGCCGTTATGTCGGTATTGGCTTTGGATCAACGTATGTATGTCAGTATCCGATGCCACTTGTACCGCGATTAATTCATCATAAGTCTGACCATCGACATAGTCATTGTCCGCGCCACTCGACACGACATGTTGTACTTCTCCGTTGTTTGCGACTAGCGCATATTGTACCGCCATTGAATTATCCTAATTATTATCGTAAATGAGCATGTATGGGAGCTGGCCGCTATAATTTGATACAGGATATCCGCTTGAGTACACCTTGTTGACAACCTCAATAGTCTTTGTTTGCGCGTAGGGACTAAAGATGTAACACAAATTAATAACCCAGCTCGGAAATACAAATGACTGCGGTTGTGAAAATACCATTGAGCTATTGACCACGGCATAAATTCGTTGAAAATCAAGGCTGGCTGATGGAGTGTACGTATAGCTGCTATTCGGCCCCAGCAATCCTTGTGCAAGTACTCTGACACTGGTAGATCGCGTGGCAGAAAATAAGACTGTTGACCCGTTTGTGGAGTAGACATCCATACCGTATTCACCGCTTGTCGGGGCAGCTATTCCAGCCTGTGTTCTCATGACCGCAGTAATAATCCCAGCCGTGTTTGGTGGAAAATAAGAGGGGTACTGACTGGCTCCCCAGAAGTAATCCACACCACCTTGAGGCTGACCCCTTGATATAATCGTGGTTCCTGACTGCGGTGTATTCGCAGGCCTTGCAACAATAAGATCCCCAGCGATAGTGCTGGCTGGAGGGAACTGCATGCCACTTGAAGCGTGTGCCGCAATATTGGTTATATAAGCGTTCGGCGCTATCTCCGTAGTGTCTACTTGTACTCTGCCGTCAGCATTATAAACTTGTAAACCGTAGGCCACCGTTAACTCCTGAACACATAGTAATCAACCGTTGATCCAGCCGGAGCGTTTATTCGTAAGTTGCCTGACTGTTTGACAAATGACACATTTGGAGGATTGTTGTATTGAAAAATAAAGGGAAGCTCTCCAAGGGCCACACCCCAAGTATCATTGTTTGCCATCCCTGATACCGAAACATTGGCGTAACCGCTAGAGTTTGCGGTGATAGTGCCATATGAAACAAATCGAACGAGCCTGTCAGAATAGTCAACAATCAGCCGTCCCGCAGCATTAAAGACCTGTAAACCATAAGCCATTAAGAAAGGTTTCCTAACTTAACGCGCAAGTTTCCACCTGAGTCATAGACCCTCACTCTTGAGCCTTGTATCTGCATTCGCGCACCTGTATCGGCACTCCGGATGTTAAGGCTAGGGGATACTCCAGAGATAGTAACTAGGGATGCATTTAAGGTGCCGGTATTTATTTTTGCTGCACTTAGATTTGCAATCTTTGCATTATCGATTGCGGCGTTACCAATTTTGGCGTTTGCAATAGAACCATTCTTGATAAAAGCATCAGCCATATAAACGCCAGCCGGAACAGCAACCCCGTTAAGGGTGGTGGAGCTGGCCTGCACAATAAACGGCACGGTGGCCGCAGTGGCATTAGATCCGCCTCTCATGATCGCAAAGCGGTCAGCATTGACAATAAACTCTGACGTAATATTTCCGGCAGCGCTGGTTGTGCTGGCTAAACCAAATCCCGCAACTGCACCGTTGACATCTAACTTGACCGTATACTGGGCCTTTAATCCGTTCGTGGTCGTGACCTGTGTGGATATCGAGGAGGTATTGCCTCCTACCGTGCTGCTGAGAGACGTAACAGTGCTAGACAGTGCGGAATCAGCATTGGCTCTGGCTGTAGACTCGGTTGATATCGCTGAAGTATTTGAACCTACCGTAGACGATAGAGTTGAAACCGTAGACGATAATGCGCTATCAGCATTGGCTCTAGTTGTAGATTCCGACGATAGCTGTGCAGACGTTGCCGCAGCGTTAGCTTTAGTTTCCGTGGCCCCCATTCGCGTCAAAAGGCTGCCGCCAGAATAACCTGACGCATAACCCGTAAATGACTCAAGAGCCGGTATCTTAGCGATAGGCGCAGAAAGGTCAGCCGCTAACTGCGAAGAAGTCACTGCTCCGCTGAGTAGTGTCAGCATATAAGCTACATCAATCGCCGTTTCTCCGAGCGTTCCTGACGAAGAGTTGTATGGGCCATAAACGCTGTTTCTGTTGACAGCGCGAACCCAGTAGTAAAAGCTTTTGCCCGACCCCACGGCATCGACATATACGCCAGCCATCCCCGTCATCGTTCCGACAAGCGTGGCACCAGCAAGGCTGTCTGAGGTGTGCCTCCAGATTTCCACGCCAGCATGGCCGATATAGAACTGCAAGTCCCACTCAAGCAAGATGTTCTGGAAGGCTCCGGCAGCTTGAAGATTGGTTGGCGCGGGAGGAACTGCAAGGGTTGGAAATAGTATGGTCGGGTCAATCTCGAAGCCATTATTGCCGAATAGATTACTGCCCCTTGCGAGCTTAATAATGCCCGCGTCAAGTAGGTCTCTTACCGTTACAGCTCTATCGAGTGGATCACCTCTATTGCCAGTAAGAACGTCTACGTTTTCTTTAAGAGAGTAAGCGAACCGTTTGTCTTGCCCCGCCCAACCAACCGGAACTGGCGCGTTGTCTTTAAAGTCAGACACCTATCTCCTCCTGCGCTTCATATACGCACAGCTCATTGACTGCCACGCTGCCCGTTATCTCTACCTCAAACTCCTGCGCCTTGTAGCCGCTGGGCAGCCTAAAGATGTCACTATTAGTAACAGTTTGGGTATGCTTCAGAACACCGTCTGCGTACAACTTCATTACAGGGTTTGGCGAGTAGCTGTCACAATCTACCTTAGCTATAGCGGGATTGATCGGCCTTGGGGTATGGAATTTTTTTGTGCGCCAAATATAATTTAGAGAAGCCCCAGAGGCGAACTTAACTACAGATCCACCTACCACCAAGTACAGCTCATCATTTTCTAGATCGTTGTATCCGGCGGTAGCATGAAAGTCTAATGCAGAGAATCCGTTCTTACCTCCGCGAGGATCAAAGATGAAACCTTTGTTCTCAGAGCCGGTAGAATAAAATCCAACGTAAAGGCCTTCGTAATAAAACCCAATTATTGATGAAGGGACAAAAGCCTGCCACTGTTCTCGGCTTAATAGATCTTGCGTTGCGAGTTGAAGCCCGCTGTCAGAGCCTATGACTAGACCGTCCGGCGATGAGTAAATGACATACTCACCCATGTCCACTACGCTTCTTTTGCTTGAGCATGACAGGGTGCTATCGATTTCTTGCATAGCCATTGATGAGGGATCTAAGCCCTGAACCACCGCAGGCTTTTCTTTTGTCAGCACTAGCAGCCCTGAGGTCAGCGGCGCTATCGCAACAATGTCACTCTTCATCGTCAGCTTGTAGCCATCTGGGAATGCATGCGGCTGGAAAGCCTCGGAGAAGCATACCGTCTGCCCTGCAAATCCGGCAAGGATACCGTTAGGCATCGAGACAAGACCCTTCAAAGGCCCATCAACATGATCAGCGGAAACCTCATCCGGTGGGGCTATAAAACTTGCCGTTGGTATTGCTTCGCCAAGCTGTGCTTCCGCGACCGAATCAACAAAGGTCAGAACATTCATCGCCACTTCTCCACAAAACCGATACGTTCCAGATGTGTCGGTTCTATAGATTCTTCGCTTTGCTAAATTGTAGTTCCCGCCTGCGAAAGCCGTAAAGCTGACTGTTGCCGTCTGATCAGTCCTAATCTCAATTATGTTAGAAACCTGCGGCACATTTGGCGGGCCTTCTTCACCATAGGCCGACACATACGTATAAATATATGACTGCGTTTTGGCGACTTCGGTCGTTGCATTAGCCGAGGTAGCCGGAGATAGAGAAACGGAATTAATGCCCACGGGATCAGGCAGACCAAGTCTATAGTATGTGCCATTTCCTACCACCTGCGCGGAAGTCATCTGAGGATAGCTGTTACCCGATACGTAAATTCTTTCAAAAGGATCTTCAGCGATGGGAGAGCGGACGATATCCAGCTCTGTATTTGAGCCTATCCAGATCGAGCTGCTGTACCTAAATAAAGACTTTGTCGCTGCCGAAATCGAGTAAGACGCAACTGGCGTGATAGTGTATGCAGCGTTACCTTTCCACGGCTCTATCCTGCCAGAGTCTAACCTGACATTTTGCGCCACGGTAGACATATCTTGAGGCAGTAATCGGGGATATACTTTTGGGGCTGTGCCACTAAATTGCTTGAGACTAAAACCTGTCATTTTTTTACTCCAGCCTTTTTCTCTGCAAGCCCTTCAAAGGCACCGCCGCCAAAATAAAAACCCACTATTGTGAGCATGATCCAGTCAATTTTAAAAGAGGTTATGATCGTTTGAACCTGAGTAAGATCGCGATCCAGAAAAAACATTACCAAAACCATGCCGTAGCTGAAAACAAATGTTAGCCCAAATATTAATGCCAGATATCTTTGCGCAATTTTGAATGGGGCGTAACTGGCCAGCAAATCAGTTTTTGCTTTTGTCTTAGCCTCGATCATTTCAGTATCAGATGTATGGAAAGAATCTATCAATCCAAGACCCTTGCTGATTACGTCTCCACTTCCCAGAATTTGACTTAAAATACCCATACGCACTCATCCGTTGCGTCAATCCTCCGTGTGCTTTTATAACCTCTACGCAGAGGCCTGATTAATAATTAACTTAAAAATGTAGTATATGAAATAGCCGATAGTGCCGATAGCAGATATTGTTAAAGTGTTCCAGACAAACGCCTTTCTTCGTCTCGCTTGCGCGTAAATCGTCGCTTCTCTCTGCTCTTTGATCTTTCGTCTTAGCTGAACTAACTCGGTGTAGCCTGTCTGCCCATAAGTGTACATTAGCAAAACACGCAACTCATTTTCTTGGAATGCGATCTTCTTGTTCTGAATGTAGACATTCATGGCTTCTTGTTCTACAGACTGAGCAGATACCAACCTTCTAAAAAGGGGTGGATTCTCAGCCTGTTTTTTAGCCTCATTAAAATCAGACACCGCCCCGTACCAAGCACCAATCTGTCCCAAGGTGTCATCGATTTCTCGACCAGCCGCAACCATCTTTTTAACCATGTTGAAGGCTTTGGTGGCCGCCATTACAGCGGTGACTGGGTCAATCATGTACGGCCACCTTTTTTGGATTTACATATTTTGGAACACAATAAGCCATTACAGGCGTGTGGTATTTTCGGTGAGTTCCTTGAACAGTTAGTTGTTCGGCAAAGTATCGACATCTAGTCAGACTAAACCAGTAAGAAGTAGCCTTTGGGTCTATGTCGCCATTTACGGTAACAACCAACATAAAGGCCAGAATCATTTATTCTTTTGCTCGACCAACATTGACGGCTAGTATTTCGACAAATGGATAGATGTATTTAGCGAAAAAGAGATCGTCTTTTGGCGTTGG